TGCCACCCGCAAGCGCACCAGCGGCTTGCTGACCAGCAGCTTCACCAACTGCGTTAAGCTCAGCCTCATACTTACGGTCGTGGTAAATCTCTCTCTTGTTACGAATAAATTCTTCCTCAGACATTCCAAAGAGATTTTCTGCGACCCAACGCTTAGAGAAGAAGCCATCAGTAGCGTTTGTTGCGACAGAGAACTTCTGATTCCAATGCTCAAGCTCTTGGATTTCTGCAATCTTAGATGGATTGTTAAGGGCAAGAGTAAAGCTGATTAGGTCTTCACCACGGAACCCTAGTGTATGTAGGTGAACAATACCAATCTTTTCTAGCTCGGATAGGAGTGGACGCTGAAGTCTTTGCACTGTTCTCGCAAAACGGATATCTTTCTGTGCGAGAGTAGTTTTGTCTTCAGAGCCCCCCTCACCTTGGGTGAGGTAAGCAGCAGGGATCTTTAGAGCAGAGAACAACTTGTCTCTCAGATATTTGACATCATCAATATCATGGTTTCTCTCTTGGCCCCCAACGCTTTCAATAGAAGCAAACTTTGTTCCACCACGAACAGGAATGTAATAGTCCTCTTCGATGCTCATTGGATTGTAGCGAAGATCAACACGGCCAGTGTTCTGGTTGACTACTTGATTTCTCTTCATTGCAGTGATGACTCTCTGCATGTACTGCTCGACATCTTGAGGTGGAATGTTGCCGACATCAACATAGAAAGCCTTTCTGGCTGGTGCCCTAACAATACGGTATGCCATCATGGCATCTTCCATTAGTGTAAGCTGACGCCAAATACGGCGGGCTGGCTCTAGGACTGATGTTCCGTATGGGTGGTATTTATCATTCCCTAGGATACGGAAGTGAGCCATCTGCCAGTTTTCAAATGTCATGCCTGCAGCGTTCCACTGGAACTGGATATAGTTTGGATTTGTCTTGTCTTCGCCCTCTAGCCTCTCAATCTCGTTTGGGGGGAGGCCGATTGCATGACGAACACCATATGTTTCGTCAACATCCAAGTAAAGGAAAAAGTCTCCATACTTGCACATTGTACGAGCCCAACCAAAAAGATTAAACTTAACATTTAGAACGTCATTATAGAGACTGTCGAGAATGGCCCTAATCTCTTCGTTGGGACACTTGATCTGTAGCATTTCTGCTAGGGGAGAAGAGGTTGTCATTTCATCTGCATAAATATCAAGAGCCGATGCAATCTCTGGCATGTATTCCATTTGGTCAGAGTCTACATATCTTTCCGTTCTATTCTGGTTCGCCATATAGTTTGAGTTCATAGACTCAAATGGATTATAATGTGACCTTTTGAATTCCTGCCCAGAGGCAGACTTAAACATATGTCCGTACTTATCAAGCTGTTGCTTGCGTATTCTGCGGCCTGTTTGTGTTCTACGGCTGACAATAGGGCCAGAGAATAACTTTGTTAGCCTCTTGTATATATCAGATGCAGGATTTCTAGGATTTCCACTATTTTCGTCAGCCATTTATTACCCCTTCATTAGCCAGATGAATTGTTCTTGTTGCTCTAGTGCTGTTTTCTTTTTATTATCAAAGCTATTATGCCCTAACATGCCAGGTATGGTTGTGTCAAGTTTTTTATTTGTAGCAATCAAAGAACTAAAGAAAGCTTCTCTATATTCCATTTCCCTCTTATTTGCAGTCAATGCAGTATCTCTTACCCAACAAGAAATTGCCAAAGACATGATAAGGTCATCGTTGTAGCCTCTCATGGCCTGTGGCTTTCCATTATTCCAAATAAAAGTCTCCATTTCGTTACATAAGCGATTCGAATGTATAATAACTAGTTTATTTCTGATAAACTCTTCCATTTTAGCAACAACTAAGGGCCTCGTCTTAGTTGTTGTGGAGAAACCCGGAACTGAACTAGCATTAGTGTACGCCACTTCTTGCTCTATGTATTCGTGGGTTCCTTTCAACGAATAATATATATTAGAGTATCCAAGCAATTCAAGCTTCTCTAGAACAGAAATACCAATACCAATATTCTCAACAACTAAGAGGGCATTACCATACTCTTTCCCAACTTGGTCTAGGATACTAGCGTACATGTCAAGGCTTGGTTTGCCCTGATATTCTGCTACCTGCTCCATCGTAGAGACTTTGAATACGTGAAAAGCAGAACTATCTTTACCGTCACCTCTAGCAACATCTGCCACAAGTAAATAATTCTCTCCAGTTACATATCTTTCCCAGATCCAATAATTTCTATCAAAGCCTGTTCTGTAACTTGGCTCCTTGACAGTTTGTTTTATGAAAGCAATATCGTCAGGGTGTACCACAGTTTCGCCGGATGTATTGAAGTTACACTCAAGCTCCTGTGCAATCTGGCGTCTTGACATATTTCTTGTTTCTTTCTCAAACCATTTAAGATCTCGCTCGGGATGAACATCCCATGGGAGGTTGGAGGGAAAGAAATCGTTCTCTCCTGCTTCTGCATCGACATACGTTTTGTGAAACCAGTTACCAATACCGTTTGGCGTGCTTAGGGCGATACAACGCCCACCAGTTGACAGTGTAGGGTACAGGCCCGTCCAAAGTTCCTCTAAGCCTTCGATGTGGGCAGCCTCGTCTAGAACCAAAAGTGAAAGGGCCTCCGAACGACCAGCGTCTCCAGAAGTGGATGCTGCTTTAATCTGCGACCCGTTGCTCAATTCAAAAGAAGACCGGTTGTCAATATTAATATCAGCAATACGAATCCACTCTGGTAGATTCTTCATAATGCTTTTTACTTTCTTTACCAAGTTTGTTGCAGTCGCAAACTTAGTTGCCATAACTAATACATTTTTGTCTCGATGAAAGAGCAGAAGCCAGACAACATAGGCTGCAACAATTGTTGACAAACCAAGCTGTCTAGCTTTCAAGATAATGTTGAAACGATGATCGTTGAAGTTAACCAACATATCATCTTGATATGGGAAAGTAGTAAAGGGTATTAGACCCTCAAGGGGGTGAGAAATCCTACAGTAGTTATTGATAAAGTAAGCTGGGTCTTTGCCAGACTTTACAACCTCTTTTAAGATTTCTTTTTTTGTTAGCTGGTAAGCCATGCTGGCCTACTCTTTCTTTCTAGAATCGTTCTCTGGTCTCTTGCCCGCGAAGCCACCTTGGTCCAAGAAAGTCCTAAATTTAACATCCATACGATCCTCGGATGGGGCCTTGACTTCCTCTACTTCATTTAGTGTACCAATATTGTACATTCTGTGCGCTTGACACCATGTGCGAACTCTTGAAGTGTTCTGAACAATGACGTTTACATCACCGTCTGCGGTAAGCGTGAGAGAATCGCCTGTGATTGCTTTGTACTCTTTCTTTAGGAACGTAGCAATATCATTGATCATAGACTCGACATTAGACTCAAAAGGAGTAGAATAAATCTCTTTAAGCATCACTTCAGAATGGTATGAGATTTTTAACTTCGGACCATGGAAAGAAACGCCAAAGCCATCCATAACACGTTTGTCTATCAGAGGATTCCCCTCTTCACGCTTGAGTCCAACTTTTCTTGCCTTGCCGTCAGACGCATACTCTTCCATGTGAGCCCCGTCGTAAGCGTTGGCTGCTGCTTGCGAGATCCCTCTGATGATTTCTAAAGTGGTTGCCATTATTTGTCTCCCTTTTCTGGACGCCAGCCTGTTAGCCATCTTTCTTCTCTGCCTTCAACCCACTGAACGTAACAATTATAACAACAATCATACTTGCTCATGTAGGCATCATCTTTTATACTGAAAGAAAAAGTTTCACAAACGGGGCAGTCTCTCCTTACGAATTCTTTATTAATTAGTTTTTTAGAAACTAAAATGCCATTGACTTCGTATTTCTCTTCGCTTTCTTGGAAAGATCGTTCTTTTTCTGCCAGGATTTTCAATTGTTCTTTATAACATTCTTCCTTTTCATCGTTCCAATACTTTCTTGGGTTTTCAATTGCCTCTGTACCGTATTTCTGGGCAATAGCTTTTTCTATCCTTGCAATTCTATTTGGGTCCTTCACTATGCCTCCATTTTTTCTTTGATAAGGGATACTAAATTTGATGCATCATGTTCAAAAAGGAAAGGGAAAAACGCATGTACTAAACAAATACAAGATGCGTATAGTAGCAACAGACAAAAGCCTATAGCTCTTAGCATGTGCCCCAAATAAGACATCCCAATAGAGTTTGGATGTTCACGGAATAGCTCTATCAATCGCATATGCAGTCCCAATCCCTAATGCTATACCAGCCACCACACTTCCAGCTATAACTAGCGGAAGGTTGACCTTCCTGTCCTTTTTAATTAGTTCTCGTAATGACTCTATTTCTTCGTCTCTAAGAGAAATCTTTTCTTCATATCTAAAAGTTCTCTCTTCTAGCTTAATGTTTAGAGTTTCTATGTCTAGAATGTACTTTTCTCTTTGTAGGCTTAATTCAAAATTCAATCTATTTTCAAACTCTCTTTCTTGGAATTCTCTCCAAGTTAGAAGTTTAGCAGTAGCAATATCGTCAAAGCATGTAGCTTGAAATGGTACACGACCACCGCTTGGCACCAATGTGAAGCTGCCGTCTTGTGCCATCGCCGGGTTACACAAGACTAAACTTATACTTAATATTTGTGCAATCTTACTTAACATAATCAAAACCAAATGCTTGTTCTATCTGTTCTGCTAGTAGTTCTGGGTTGTCTCTCCGCAATGTGACAACCTCTTCTGTCCTAGAGTCTCTAGCAGCCTCTATGTCACGCTGCACCGTCTCAAAGATGGTCTCTAGCTCTTTTATTCTATCTTGGTACTGCTGTATGACTTGTTTCTGAAGCTCTGCCTCGCGGGCATGACTTTTCCTAATCACAGCAAGTTCTTTTTCGTACCTCTCAGTGGCACTGTCGAAGCTCTGTATTAGAGAAGAACGGTCATAATACCATGAAGCAGAAACGGTTAAAAGCAATAATCCAATTAATATTTCTTTCCAGTATTTGATCAAAAGTGTTCCTAATGGATTCACTGTAACTCCACATGTATAATATAATTAGTTTAACATTCAACAAAAGCATGACCCTCTTTTTGTTCGATAGATATCTGCATATCGACACAATCCTTTAGAGCCTCAAGGTGAGAGATCAAAAGAACGGTCTTGAAATGACTCTTAATCATGTCTAACATTCTTGTAAAGCCTTCCATGTTTTCTTCATCGAGTGCTGTGCCTGGCTCATCAAGGATAAACACATCACCTTTGGGTAGGTTTGAAACTGAAAGCATAGCAAGTCTAATTGCCATGGCAGCAATTGTTTTCTCAGCACCTGACCCCATCTCAAGAGGTCGTGACTCCTGGCCTGGGTGTTGGATATGGATATTCAATCTCTTGCCATCATCCTCAAAGTAAACGTCAAAGTCAACGATATTCATCAAGAACTTAGAGATTTCTTCATTGATTACGGGAAGCTTACTTTTAATAATATCATAGGCTATGCCATTGCTGTGCATGCACTTGAGGTAAAGGTCGTATGCAGAATACTCCTCTTGTAGTCTGACAAGTTCTGCCTGCTGATCTCTTAGGTTCTCTATCTTCTGCTCTAAGGAGCCAAGCTTTTTGTACAAGAATTTTGCTTGATTGTCGAAGTTCTTCTTCTTTGTTTGAGCATTGGCCAGAGCAACCTCAAGGGCTCTCTTATTAGCCATGAGAGTATTTAACCCATCGATAGCTTCCTTATTAATATTATATTGTTGCTGCTTCTCCTCTAAACCTTCTATCTCAGTAATCAAATTAGAAATGATCGCTTTATTCTTGTCGATTGTGAGCACAGCCCTATCCAAAGCTGTTTCGTATTGCGAACGCTTTGACAGCATCTTCTGATGCTTATCAAGTTGCTCCTGTGCCTCTGTGGGGTCAAGGGCATCTCGCTTCTCTTGTAATTGAGCCTTATGAGAGTCTAGCTCAGAAAGCTGGTGCTCGTTTGTAGGAATATTAGCTTTTGCGACATAAGCATCTTTAATAAACTTACAAGTGGGGAAAGAAGAACCACAAGGGATACCCTCTAGCGTTGTTGCTTGTCTTTCATTTTGCCTCTTCTCTTTTGCTATCTCGCTGATCTTTTGATTTAGTTCTTGCATAAAATCATCAATCTTAGAGCACTTATCTACTCTATTCTCATATGTCTTCGCATCAAAGTCATCGATATAGTCGGTGAATGTTTTGATAATCTCTGTATATCTAATCACCTTTTGCTCTAATTCAGTTTGCTGGTCTTGAACGGACACTAATTGGTTTCTTTTATCTTGCAGCCGCCTTGTCAAGTCAGCGATGTCGATAAGCTCAGTGGGCGTTGAATCAATCTTCACCTGAAGCAGAGCTATATCTTTGCGATACCCTTCGATCTTTTCTGCTATTGCTTTAAGCTCACCTTGCTTAGTCTTATGATCTTCGATGCATTCTTCTAGGTCGTACAGAGCTTGGTCGATATCTGCGGCATACTCTTTTCCCTCAAGTCTCTTGAGTGCTCCACGCAGATCAGATGCTTCGACTTTTGCAAACTTGTACTTTCGATCAAACAGTTCTAGGTCTAGGAACTTAGCAAAGATTTCTTTACGCTTCGTTGAGCCTTCACGAATAAAAGAAAGAGAATCCAGCTGAGAGGACATTGAGGTTAGAAGAAAATCGTCAACTGTTCCAAAAACCTTTCTAATCTCCTTATCCGTATCGTTTCTGGTAAGGCCATTGCGCTCTGACTTAAAGCCATCAATCGACACAGACGTAAAGTTAACATCTGTCTTAGCCTCTGTTATTTGCTGGCCCTTTGACTTCTTTGTGTATTTGTCAGACTGTCGAGTAATATTCCACACTGTTCCGTCTTCTGTGAGGATTTCTAGCACACCACGAGCATACTCTTTATCAAAGTTAATTACATTTAGGTTTTTTCTTTCGTTCTTTGATGTGGTGTTGAACATCGTAAACAGTAAGCTATCGATAATGCTAGACTTACCAGAGAAGTTCTTTCCAAAGATGCCTACGATCCCATTCAACTTTGCAAAGTCAATGTGATTATCTTCGCCATAGTTGAACAAGTTGTCGAAAGTTAGGCTACGAATAGCCCAATTGACATTTCTTAAGACTTCCTCTTTCTCTTCGGCCATAAGGTTATACTTGTCATTCAGTTGGAGAATCTTGTTCATGACAGAATCACTAAGATTGTAATCCGACAAAAACTCCTTAATAAGTCTTCTTTGTACCACAATATCTCGTAAATCGTCGTGACGAATATGATCTACGGTGCCAACGTCAAGGCTATTCTGGCTAATGTTTCTATTGAGAAACGTGATGCTCTCTGGCTGGTATTGGTGCTTTGCCACGTCAACAGCTTTCTTCATCTCTTCTAGAGAAATGCTCTCATTTGAGACCAACCTAATGCGAGCCCCTTTATCAACTTGATACGTCGGAACCTTGCCGCTCTGTAGTTCTAGAGTAACGAAGGGCTTTGGATTCTTAAACGTAACGCGCTTGACAGTGAAGCTATCCCTATCTTGGATGTCCCAAATGAGCATACCCTTATCTTCAGACTCTCCAAAGCCTTGCTGAACGGTTGAACCTGCATAGCGGATCTTACCCTTCTTATCCATTGCCTGAGCTTTGTGGATGTCTCCCAAGAAGCCATAATCAAACTCTTCAAAGATTGTCACATCATGCTCACCCTTTTCCATAGTCCAGCCACTGTCCGTTTGGCAGTTAGAGATAGAGCCATGATACAAAGCAATATTAACATTATCGTAGTTTGATGGATCTTGCCAGTTGTCCTCATCGAATACAGACAGGACAGACAGCGAAAAACCATCCCTTAGATAGACCTCTTGTGAATCCTTAAGCAAGTGTAGCTTGGGGTGCTCAAGTGCTTCCACAATGGGCGTTAAGGCGTCGAGACGGCCTGTATTCTTGAGGTTGCCATCGTGATTACCAAGGATCACATATGTCGGAGCAATGTCAGCTAGTCTGCTTAGAAAAGCGGAACACATATCGACAAACTCTGGTGATATTTGTGTCTTTGTGTGAGCTATATCACCACAATGAATAATGTAATCTACATCTTCTTCAAGGATCGCAGCGTAAAGCTGTTCAAATACATCATTATATTCTTTGTGATACTTAAGATTCCTAATATGAGTATCAGCTATGTGCGCAAACTTCAAGTCTCCCCCTTTGCTTATGGTTTAAAATAAACATACTACAAGCTCTTTATTTTTTGCAATAAGTAGTTCTCCGCACTCATTACGGTGGCTTGTTCTTTTCTCTCTCTAAGAACGTTTTCTGGCATTTCTGCCACGTCTTCCCAGCCCTCTACGCTGATTAAGTGAGTTTCTACGCCGTATCTCATCAAACAATCTGCTATGGATGATGTCTTTTTCTTATCCATCTCTGTGTTTTCATCCAAAGCAAGGTACACTTTTGGATCATGGCGCACAAGGTTCTGGAACAGTTTTGAATTAATTCGGAGAGTTGAGCCAACTAGAGGTATGGCAGTACCTACAGTTGAGGCTCGGATCGCATCAAAAACTCCCTCTACTAGAATGACATCTCTATCCCAATCAACATAAAGTTCGTTAAATACAATATCCCTGTTTACTCTTGGATTCTTATATCTCATCCAATCTCCGTCATACGAGCGAGCTATAAAGAAATTGGCTTTGCCTGTCATACTAAAAGATGGAATAATAATTCTACCTCTGTACTCTCCTTCATCGCAGAAACCGATCTTCCAGCGTAAAATATCTTTTCTCGTCACGCCACGACCAATCAAATAGTTCATAGCATTCTGAGCAGAGATCGTATTTGTATTAGCAAGGGAGCGAAACTCTTTTGGAAGCTCAACTACTTCTTCTGGCTTTTCTTCCTCTTCTTCAAAGATATTGTCAAAGCCACCTAATTCTACCCTGTTGGTTAGGGCTCTCCATTCTTGGACGTGCGAGAAAGAACCGTACCTACGGATAACTTGGTAAACATCGCTGCTTCTCTTGTCACAAACCCAGCACTTGTACACGTTCTTGTCCACATTGACAGAGAACTTTCTCTTGTGATGGTTGCAATAAGGGCATATAAAAAGATGCTCTTGACCAGAAATACGAGACCGACCAAGAACATCTTTCAGGATTTGAAGCTTTTCTCTCATGCTCTAGGTGTAGCATGAGAGAAACCAGCAGTCAAGGAATTAACCCTTGATTAATTTTTGCCAGCGATTGTAGATAGATTCATCCAACTCTCCACGAGCTTGTGCTGCCGCGAACTCTCTTTCAAATTCATCAGGCTCTGTGTTTCTGTCGTAAAATCCACTTTCAATCTTTTCCATTTCTATTTTAATCTCTTCAGCAGTCATTTTTATTTCTTCGTTCTGCTGGATACTAACGTCTTCACCTTGTGCGATTACATCTTTTAACAATGCTAACATTGTAATCGTTTTCCCAATCAAACTAATCGCTCTTTTTCTATTGCCTAGAGGGCCTTTGGCAAACGTCATCTTACCGAAATCAGCGATATCTCCCGGCAAGAACTCATCCACTTTACTAAAATCGTAAGTAACAGTCTTAGTCGGCCCTTTCTTGGCCTTGAGACGCTTCTCGATGTTTCTTAAATCCTGAACTGCTTGTTCAATCGCAGGTGCTGCAGACGTCATAGCAACTACACTGCCACCTGTAGCGGCAGCAGGTGATGCCGCCTGGCCTATTGAGAGGCTACTTGACTGCGTGGCGCTCGGGAGAGTACCAGTAAATTCTTTCTTTGAGCGCTTAATTAATTCAATTGCTTCTGATGGCCCGAATTGACGTTTAAGCTCGGCGGCAGTTGCTTGATACCACTTTTGGAAAGCACTATAGGAACTGTCTTTTGGCAATACAGCTTCTTTCAAATTATCTCCAGTGGTCGCCGCAATCCACACTCTAGCCATTTCAGCATGTTTTGGACTCACTGAAGCAAACTTACGCCAGTCAGCAGGAATACCGGAAAGATCAACTGCTGAACTTGACTGTTGTGATGGCTTGGATACTTGAGTTGGCATCTTCTGCCTTAGTTGGGTATACATCGGACTGACAGCATTCTTGAAGCCACCTTCAGCCGGTGGTTCAACCACTAAAGGCTCTGCTAGTAAGCCGAGAATCTTATCATTTCGTTGTAATTCTTCATAAGATTTTGGTGGAGCAGCAAATACATCGCTCATAGTTTTAAAGATCCTACTTGCTACTTGTATCCTATCCTGATCCGTGCTTCCCCAGCTGTTCCATGAACCATTGCTTTGCAAATATTGTAAAATACTGTCTGCACTAGATAGGTTTGCTGATGCCTGCTCAGCCAGAACAGTTTTAACTTCTTGGATAACCATTTCCTCTAATTGCTTGCTTGTGAGTTTCATCTTCTTTGATCTCCTTTGTTGTCTTTCAATTCTTTTAGCTAACCTGACCTGTAAATTATTTTTTGCTCTCTCGATCCTGGCTTTAAGCTTTTCACTGTTTTTTGCTTTTGGCAATAAACTTTCTAATCTTTCAATCTTCTTTACTAAAGCTGGAAATGGCAACGAATTGTCCGAGCCACGCTCAGTTTGCTGTCCAAATTGTTTTGGGTTTATTGGCAATAACTCACCAGATTCTGCATTATTTAATTCCTGTTCGACTGAACGTTCAATTAACTCTTCCATAGTTTCTTTGTCAACTCGACCAGTCGCTTCTAGGCGATTTCTTTTTTGAAAATCAATTACTGCTTTTTCTGTTCTAGGGCCAAAATACCCATCTATTCCAATTCTGATACCTGCTGTTTGTAGCAGCCCTTGTAGAACCCTAACTATTCCTTCTCCTTGCGCACCAGAAGGCAAGGATCTATCAAATTTTTTCAAGACTCCTTTATTATTTAGGATATCTTCTTGTGTGAGGTTAGTCACTTGATATGTTGGTCTAACATTTGTACTGACCGCTGTCTGAGCCTGTTTTCGTGCTTCCTCTGGAGTGTCCCCACCTTTCTCAACCTCGGCAGCTACTTGTTTCTCTGTTTCGGCAACTCCACTTAATACAATTTTATTAGCGTTAACAGCAGAAGATACCACTCTATCAACAAGCTTTAAAAGTGCTGTTTCTGCCGCATCCTCACTCTTAATACGAAAACGATCTTCTGTGCCACGATCTCTAGCATACTGCCATTCAGAAGCGATCATCTTCTTAACCAAACTGGTCAATGAATCCTTCATAAATGCTTGTTTTATTGGAGTCGGGCTAATTGGACTGTTTGCTACTGTTATCTCATTAGCTTGCTCAATAAACGCCTGCCTTCGACCAATCGCTTCCGTGCTTGGGTTATTGGGAGTATAATCTATGGTTGCTGTCGGAGCGTAATCAGCGCCGGACATGACCCTATCTAGACCCAAAGAGGGAACCCAATATTCCTTAAACCTGCTATAAAAATCTGTTGCGTTAAAGATGTAGCTACAGCATTCTGCTAAGAAGTTTGCATACTCTTGTGAGTATGCAACCATTGAGTCACTAAGTGGCTCAGAAGCATCATCTGGTATTAACTTAAGTATTTTTTCTGTGTCGGGGTTTGAGCTACTTTGCTGCACCCAGGCTTGGAAAATATTAGCTAAATATGCAGAGGTTGGGGCACCGACGAGAGCAGTTTGTCTTAGGCTAAACTGCCCTCCTGACGTAAACATTGCTTTGCCAAGACTTTTAAGTACCGGCCCTAAAACTTTAGTGCCAAGGAAACTAAGTGCTGAGCCTGCCATCGGTGCTGCTGCTCTAAGACCTAAAGCTCCGAAACCCACTTCATCCAACTGCCGCTGCTCTTTCATAGCAGACTTAGCTTCTTCAATAATAATTTGATTTATTTCAAATTCGGTCAACTTATGTGCCATTCTTTGCGTCTCCAATTAGCTTGATAGCTGCTCTTGCTATGATTAAACTGTCTGCTCTATCATAAGATACTGGCTTGGGGTTCCCTCTGCTAGTATATTCTATAGTGAAAGACTCTTCATTCTTCAATAAATAGTCCAAAACAACATCTTTTGCCTTTTGGCCTCTGGAAACTTTAATGCCACTTAACTTTCTCGCTTGGGCTGGAGATATATGAACTGGTCTATATCCAAACGTGTCATGACACAGCCAAGAAACAATACCATTAAAGGCTTGAAGTTTCGCCATTGTCTTGGCTGTTGAGCCACCTGATTTAAAGAAAACAAAAGGTTCCTCAATATAGACATGTTTTATATTGTAGTAAAGATTTATTTCCTTAAGTTTTTCTTTAATAAACGATCCTTTATTATAGAGATCTGAAAATAAACGTTTGTTTCTTAAGTCCCATGCTTCACAAATTATTATTTTTGCTTCCTCGTCTAGAATCGTATATCCTGTAACTGAGGTGCTTATATCTAATCCCAATATCATATATCTAACTTAACTTTAAATGTAAATTCCCTGTCTTCTGTTTTCTTAACAGGTTTTGCAACAGTTGTCACGCCAATTAAGTTTTTATCTTTGTCATATATTCCAATTTTTGATACATAGGTTTCCTTAGCGAAGCTACCAGTTGGTGTATCGTAGGAAGAACTTACAATATTTACTGTGTCTAGTTCTGGCTCTGAATACAAAACAGAGCTTGTTATACTTGAATAATAATCTGTGGCTGTACTACGACTTAAGAAAGTTGGGTTATTTGAGTAGTTTAACTCGCCCTTTGGAGCATGAGCAAGCATAGTCATAACAGGGACTTGATTTGATCCAGAGAACTGCATAGAATAGCTTGCAGAAGCTCTAGTATCTGCACTGTGCCCGTCGTTTGGTATACCATCATTCGCCCCTACACCAAAGTAAAGCCATGAAGAAGTTACTGCTGTCCCAGTGTTTTTATAGTTTAATTCTGCATCAGCTGATGGGCCAGTAGTTTGCAAATTCCAACTTCCTGTTAAAATGACAAAGCCCTGCTTGTATAGAGCTATACCAGCTACACTACCAGACCCTGTGCTGCCTTCAGGCCCTACTTGTATAAGTTCGCCATTTCTATTTTCATCTTTAAGTTGTCCGATAAGAGTACCAGTTAGATAATACTTTATATCTAATGTTCCTCTCTCAATTCCACCTCCGTAAAATATACTTGGAATACTTATAAGGTTAACGGGCACTTCATCTAAATCTCTAGAGTATCCATCCGAGAACGAAGCAGAATACCTAAAATGTGGACTCATGAAAGAACTGGCATTTATTGTATTTTTCAAGCTGTTTATATGAGAAGAGGAAAGTAAAGTTTTAAGTCTCTCATATCTCTGTAGGCTGTTCCTTGCGACTGTTGATAAGCTTGTTACAACATTATTCGTGTCGTATGCAGGAAGCCCACTGTCCGTTGTGTCGCCATCTTCAAGTTTAAGTGGTATACCTAAGTGCTCCACCCTCTCGTCATTGATGACTGTTTCGTTATTCGTCCTCATTGTTGAAAAATGATTATCGTCAAAAAACTCTCTGACTATTGAAGACGATAGAGGGTAAGCTGAACCACTGATAGTAGACCCGTACTCAAGTGAATAAAAATCAGTTGTGGAAACCGTCTTAAATGTTGTAAGAGAACTATCTTTTGTGATAAAAGCGTAGATAAGACCCGTATCACTCTCGGTCCTATCTACGTTCATTTCATATAAGCTGATGTGTCCCGATGGAACACCAGGGACACTAGAAGCAAATTCTCCTGCTAACTCACCCCTATTGTTGTAGAATACTTGTGAATTGTAGATATCAAACTTGCAAGAAGGATTTGTTTCAAGAAAGTTTACAAATAAATCGTTATTTGTAAATTTGTAATAAGACATAAGTCCCCCTAGTAATCTAAGCGGACTCTTAGTGTTAACTCATTCGATGGGTCTTTCTTGATTGGCTCTGACAACTTAGCAACAGCCATTAGCTCATTGTCCGCAGAATAGAGTCCGACTGTCGTAATGTATGAATGTGGGTCTGACGCAACAGAACCATCTTTAATAACAATCTCACTTGGGCCACCAGCCGAAGTGGATAGATATGTTGGGTTAGCGCTGTAATTGAATTCAGAGTTGTTGACACGACAGAAGTAAATTGTTGAATTTAGCTCTGTGGTGTTATTGAATTGGAGGTTGTACACTCTATTCCTAAGCTCGTCTGCCATAACTTGGATGGTAGAAGCAGTAACAGCGTTGAAACCTGTTGTGCCTCCAGTAGACACAATTTGCAAAGTGCCCGGTGCCGTGTTGGACAGGATGCCTCCATCGGCAGCGTCGTTAAATACAGAGCCAGAGACAACAGCGACACCTGCTTGATAAAATATAAGTCCACAAGCTGGATTTGTTGTAGCATCGCCAAGAGTTTCCCCTTGGATATTAGCTGCCGAATCAATTGCTGAAGAAGAAGCAAAGAGGACGCCGTACTCTCCAGCCGGTGAGTTTACAAAATATCCGTCCGACCCCGATGTATCAGTTAGCTTAATTCTCTTATCAAAAGCTGTTCCGTCCTGGGATCTGGAGCCCGATACACCCAACTCAAGCTCAAAAGTCCCTTTCTTAATTTCGTCCTTTGTAAGAAGTCTTGAGAAGTTAACAAAGTAACACTCCTTGAGCTTTGTGCCGCCAGCGATGATATCACCGTCTTCATCGAAAAGACGAACAGAACCAGTCTCGTCGTAGCCCATAAGAACCTGCGCCATCTGATTGTAGATATTGATCTTCTTTGAAGTCTGTGATGTTGTTGAGGAACTAAGAGCACTTGAGTCAGCTATGCCCGCAGTGATATCAAAGATATGGTTTGCAGAAGAACTTAGATAAGGATAATCGTAGACACTCTCAAACATTCCATGTGAGTACGTCTTGATATGGGTCTCAGACCCTAATGCGACCGAATCGCCACCGTAAGTACCAGACACAATGCTTCCAGTAATTGGAATGGACTCATGCAGTAGAGTTCTCGTAGATGTTGAATCGCCAGAGGCTAGAGACTTATAAGTTGATGCCATAATTACCTTCCTTTATCAAACCTTGATGTATCTTACTGGAATATCGATGCTGTAGCCCGTTGAAACTCCAGTGACCTTCACTGTTGAATCAATGTGCTTAACGCTTGTTGACCCAACAGTAGAGGTGCCACCAAGCCTAGTAAATAGGGTGTCGCTACCATTAATGTCGAGAGTAGCACTAATTCTAAACTCGACTCTAGTACCCCTACGGCCATTGATCGATGAGCCGTCTGCTGTCAAATCATTGATTAGGGACACTGTTGAGCCAGCGCCGCCTTGAGAAATAAAATATGTTGCGACATTATCCTCATCAACGAAGCTAGCTGGGATAGATGCGCCAGAACGGCTGACTAGCGTACCGAATCTGTTATCCATCTTAATCTCGTATTGGGTCTCTAGTAGATCGCCTGTGAGTGCTGCAACTGCTAGATTTCCATTTGCATCTACACCTTGATCAATACGAATTGTTGTGGAGTTTGTTGAATTACTGTTCTCGCCGTAGATTACTCCGTCTCTCGTGGAGATATCGGAGCTTGTTTCGGTTGATTGATTAACAGCAACTAAGAAGGCATTCGTTGTCGAATCTCTTGTTGTGCCCTTCGTCTCAAAAAGCTCCAGAATAGGTAGATAGAGGAAATCATTCCGGCTCAGAGTAACAAGCTTATGATGCAGCTGGGAGCCTGGGCTGGTGAAGGCTTCAAGAACTGGCGTCTGTAGGATCTCTAGATCATAATAAGCAGAACCGCTTGTATGAGCCGGATCATATAGTCTATAATTAATCTCATCATCGCCGAGGGCAAACTTTGAAATATTGAAAGTTCCGTCTCCTCTAGCTAATCTACGTCTTCCTGCATCGGTAAGGACAGCATCTAGAATGATGTCGCCACTGTTATCCAAAAAAGCCATTTTCGTTCCTCTCTAAAATTTAAATAGTTCGCTATATGAATAGTTTCTATTTATGAAGTTGGTTTTCTCAAATCTTCTTTGTTAAATGTTAGATTAAAGTCTATCTTTTTTCCTGTCTTTTTTGAGGTAAGACGTATCTTAAATGTCTTATCCCATATTCTATCTTCTTCCTCTATATAGTCTGCCCCCAACTGAACGTCGGGGATATCACTTGGGTCGGTAAAGTCAGTATTGGATGAAACATCTGCCGTAACCTGATCTAGTGTTGGTATGATTTCCATAAACTTCATTAGATCAACGGAAGATACTTCATTATTAATGTAAGGAAACTCATGAGGTTTAACGAGAAGATAAACAGCGCCGCCATCGTCTACTAGCTCAACTTCATAAACAATTGTTGGATTAGAGAAGTTTCCGTGGTAGTCAACAGACCTAAATGTATACCAGTATTTAACATTTGGCTGTAGCTTCTCTTGGTGTGCTATAGACGTTGCTCTAACAATCTTATTGTTTGCTGGTATCCTTGTTGACACCGTGTTACGTAGTTTTCCTGCGAAGTCGGAGTAACTTGTAGGCGGGCTGTCTGTTCTGAATATCTGGAAGAAAGAAGTCGCATCATCTTGTGAAAATTCGATTGCTTCTCCAGCGGATTTGCCTTGAGCCTCCACATGCCTATTAAACAGTTGCGCTTCTCCCTCTTCAATTGGTATCGGAACCTGCTCGACCGTTATGTTTGTAGATGCAAAACTAAACAACAATGTATCGTTAATTGCCCTATAGGGCGTAATTGTGACCTCTGGTGGAGGTGGAGGCTTTGAAAGAACAGAGGTTGTTGTAGTCATATACGGAACCTCTACAATCTCAACTACTGGTGTCATAACAATTTCATACTCTGCCTCGTAACCGTTCAGTTCTACAGTGCTTGCACCGGCTCCAGGCTCGACCTTTTCAATAGAGCTTCCATAATATATAATATTATCATTTCCAGCTGCTTCTTGATCCATGAGGTTATCCGGCGAATAGGATGATAGTTGCTCGAAACCAGTAATAGGAGTCCCGTAAATGCTGTATGAATTTACGCCAGCCCAATCAGGTGTCAAAAGGGGGCCATAGTTATTAACAAGGAAGACATGATGAGATGGAGGAAAACCTTGAACAGCGCCAAAAATGACAAGAGGATTATCACTACTCGTAGGCGCTCTAAATCTAAATATTTTATTATCAAATGCACCAAACCATAACTTTAGCCAATCTCTAACAGTAAAGTCTGATGGGTCTAGCGTTGGTAGCGAGATGGGGTTTCCTGTAAGACGCGCAGCCAATAAAAACGCGGAGGCGACTGAGGAATCCACAGGCGTGTCGGAAGTAACTCTATAATCATCCGACCAAGGAATATTACCAAACAGTTCTCTCCATGAAGGTACACCACCATTAGCTGGCGAATGGTCTCCAAGAAAGGTATTCACCACGAGCGGCTGACCGGTGGCAGGCTTCAAGTTCCATGAAGTTTCCAATATTTCATTTAGTCTTCCAATTGATAGAAAATATGCGTTCTCAGAACTAAACCCTGGAGCATCTTCAACCGAGTCTCCTAGGGTGTAGTTGTACGTTGGATCGTACAGATTTGCGTATACCGCCCAAGCAGGGTCACTAGTTAATGGTATCTCTGCTATGGCTTTTTCCCAATCTTCAAATAGATTAGCAAATCCTGCCCATTTAACGATGTATCCAATAATGATTCCGTCCGCATCTAAAACAGTTTCAACAATTGATGCTTTTGGCTCGCCACCATCGGATTGCTCATACTTGTACTTTAAACCAAATACATACTTAAAAGCGCTAACCTTATAAGTGTATTCCTGCCCGTACTTCACTTGGGAATCAACATAATTGATTTTTGATGCTGGGGATCCAATCCCTTGTGCCGGAATCCATATGTCTTGGATTGGGTCTACGTTTGTATTTCTACCAACATATTTTGCAACCCTGTACATAACAGTTTCATTGTGTGCTGTTTTGCCATCTTCAAAAGATTCCTTATACAATCTACCAAAATAGTTTCCACCCTCTGTCGTGTTGAAAGAAAGATTAGCTTGGCTTGAAAGACCCTCTGGTCCTCCCACCCCATACTCACTAGGTGAAAGTATGCCAGGCTCGTAGGAAAGCTGTGTGGTTTGTAATATTGAATTATCTATCAAGACCGCTTCAAGAAAGTTTGGCCCGTCTACAGTTGGGTCTTCTTTAAGGGCTAGAGCCAATCTCGTTTGCCCAGAAGAGAGCACAGAAGAATTAAAATCGACAAAAAGCTTTTTCGTATCATCAAAAGTATCTTGAGGGCTATCCTTTGGAACACCATTTGCTGAATCTCTGTGATAGGTTATGGCAGCATTAAATGAATTAAAACTACCATTCTCAAAACCAGTTGAAGAAAGTAAGTAATTGTGCAAAGGCGGAGAAACAGATAACCTCTCTTGTTGTGCGTTTGCAGAGTCAAAGAATGTTTTCTCTTCAAAAGCATACCGAGGATCACCATTTGTCGCAATCGCTGGGTCTACATAATCTTTGTCGTATACTCCAGCTATGTGTGAACCAAAAGAAGCATATAAAAGATTGGTTGCCAATTCGCCCGCAATTGGCCTTACTAGCCGTCCGTCTAATGTAACAAATTCTGGATAAGTCTCCGTTTGAAAATATACAGAGTTGTAAAATGGAATCTTATTTTCTGTTGGGAATATATCTATAATTTCTGGGCTGCTTAATAAAACAGATGTCTGAAAAGAGAAAATAATATTCTTTGCTTTTGTTTCAAGAGAACTTTGTTCTTCGGACTCCAAATCAATATAGATTTCTGGCCACTGCTTATAATAATTTGTATATTTAATGTCTAATGTTTTGTCCAGATCTGAAAGTAAAAACTCTTCCAAGCTCAGGCCAGATGTATCAAATTCATCTTGCAGATATGAATCAGAAAACAATCCTTGTTTTATGATAACATCTTCTTCAATTCCGCCATAAAGTAAGGTATGATCTTTCATATCTTGGTACACTTCGTATGTTCCAAGCCCCGCCGACCCGATTGAAATACTAGGTAAATAAGTTGGTGTAGTAAACTGAGGGCTTCCAGACGCATCTTCGAAGGTAGCCTCATCGCCAAGCCTTTCGATTAAAGAAATATTATAATAGTTTGGAAGTATTTCTTCCCTAACATTAGTTATCGAACCCTCATATTCTTCAATTAAATAATTATATGATGAAGAAGATTCATTATCCGAGCCAAGCTCAGGCATCTCGTATTGAAAAGTTCTATCATAAAAGCGTCCATCACCATCTGTGGGGTTTTGAAAAATGTATTCAATATCTGATTTAAAGACATTAATTGATGAATAATTAATGCTATCACCAGTCACCTTTAGTTTTAACTTTGCAATTCCAGTGGAAGCATCCCTAGATAAACCCATAAACAATTCTGGATTTTGAGGAACAGTCTCCGTGCTTTCTTTTCTCTTAACGACTACAGATCTAGCTGATTCTCCGGGGCTTCTCGGTGGTAAATTTAATTCTGTAGGATCTGCATAACGGACTCCAGGCGAAGTAGGGTCAAAAGTTAATCTCTTTGCTTCGGGATTCCAATTCCCGTCGATAAGATAGTGTTGGCCCATCAATAATCTAAAGTTATCCCTAATCGTAGTTGGGTAAACATCTGGGCTGATGTATTTTTTAGTAGCCACTTGAGCCTCCTCTAGTTAAAGTAGTCGCTTGTGAATTACTTTGTACCGTTTCCGTGGAATTAGATTCTGGCAAATCCCTTCTGCGTATAAAATAACCCTGCTGTTGTTCGGAAGTTGGGACAGGAGTAGCCTCAACAGTAACAGTTGGCAATGCTTCTGGTGTCGGCACAACAGGCTTTGGAGGAATAATTTCATCCGTTATGACAGTCTGCGGCTCTGGCTCTACATCCAACACCGGAGGGTCTTTCGTGTCTTGTGGATCTGGGGCTGGAATTTCAATATCTTCACATTCACCAGTTTCTGAGTTATATCTTTGACCTTCGCCACATGGGTCTTCTGTGACTACTGGCTTGTCTGGGATAGTTTCTTGCGGAATCTCCCTATCATCACAAGGGTCATCTTCCTTAAGTTTTTCTTCTGGGACTGTCTCGCCACTCGTTTCGATAATTCCCAAAGAATCACTAATCTGTTGATTATCTGGTGTAGTGCCGCCTGCTGTTTCTTCCTTTTCTATAACAAAAACAACCTGTTCTGCTGAAACGGGGATCGTCATACTGTAGATTGGCTTCATCCCCTCATCGAATCCAGTAATATATTTTACAGAAGCAATTGTTTTTTCTAACACTTCTTCTTCTTTTATTTCTATTTCTTCAAGCTTCGGGTCTAACTGCTGTTCCTCTTTAGCTCTAGCCATCCTCATACGACGTCGAATCCTTAAATGTCTCCTTGGTAACGAGTCTTTTCTGTCGATAGGAGGCTCTTCTGTCTGCCGTATTTCTTTGGACAGCAGCTTATCTTTAAGCTCTTGCTCTTTAGGGTCTTCTACACTATATGCTTCTTCGGTCTTTTCTCCACCAGTCTTAGTTTGGAAATTTCTTCCTTCTCCAAAATACTTTGCAGAGTCACCAGACTGTTCTTTCTTCTTTCTTCTCAGCCTTCTGTTCTGGATCCTAACACCCATACCCGCCAAAACATCATCAACCGTGCCATCGCTATACTCCGTTGATACCTCATCTGTCCTTAGTGCGCTAAGAGCTTTCTCGTAAGAGCCTGCTAGCGCTCTAGATAACACTATATCTTCTTCTTTAGTCTCAACAACAGTTGGCGTTAGTGAAGAATTATAGACTTTTCTAAAACCTTTTAAATCTTCATTAGTTATTTGCCTTTCATTCTTGCCTACGATTTCTGGGAAGAACTTATTAGCTTCTATGTTGAACCGGTTAACTAAACTATTTCTATTGATTCTAGGAAGCCTGCCGGGACTCTTAGTTAGTGCGCCCCTCATATAGCTCAAGTATACCTTGCTCCTAGAGTGCTTTGAAGCCCTCCACGGCTTCTCGGCGAAGTCCCTACTACTTCTTAGTCTATCGCTCTTCTGAGGCTTGTTCCTGCCCCCAGAAGACCTAGAGGTGTTCTCTGCTACAGATACTTCATGCTTGCTCAAGGATGTGATGAGGGCGTCTAGAAGTTCAATATATTTTTCAACTCCTGCCAAGTTACCAGTTGAAGGATAAAGCGTTTTTTGTAGTTGCTTCTTTTGTCTTCTAGGTATCTTGCGACCAAGCAATTCCTCTAAAGCACTAAAATATAACATAGGAGAAGTTCTCCATGGTAAATTTGCAGCTTTGTTTGCGTTGCCTTTTGTTTTTATATCCAGATTGTAAATCTTTTTTAGGTATGAAAGATATTCATGACTGAACTGGCCTGTCTGGGAATTAAAGTTAGATGGACTCTTTGCTTCTTCATAGTACGACATAATAATTTTTCTCGCTCTACGCAAGGAGTTAAGTCGCATATTGACAAACTTTTTAGTAGGATCTGTCACATCAATTTCGACACCGTATTTATAAGTGCCGTTTGTTAACTCCGACGCTTCAGCATCTACAAAAGAGAAAGCCTTTTTAGTACCAAGGCCAGAAATCCTTAATTGCTCAAAATATCCAATTGTCTTTTCACTTATTTCATCACCGTCTTCATCAATAATATTCTTTGCTGTTGCGACATTTCCAGCTTGCAAACTAGAATCAGAACTTGATACAACAACTGTTCTCTCCGGTGCCCTTGATTTTACTATTCTGGACTCCTTTGAGTAGCCGCCCTCAAAGTCATAAATCTTGTCTCTATAAATTGTTATGTTATTGATCCTTGCGAGGGACATAATTTTTTTTCTGTTTCTCAAGTTCATAAGCTGGTTATATTCCGAGTTCTGACGTAAGAAGCTCTCTAGATCAAAGGCAAACATGCCCCTAACGATACCAGTAGAGTCTCCACTAAGGAATATGTCTGAATATATTTTTGTTGGTGTCTGCTGCGAAGTTAATGCAACCTGCTCTTGCAGTCCCTTCATCCGGCCAAATATTCTAAAATCTCTTACTATGTTTTCATGTTCTACGACTGTAAGTTTTCCATGTGGCTGGTCTGTATGTCTGGCCCCTTCCATGAAGCCCAAGGTTGGATGCCTATGCACAGGACCTTTCCATATACTTCCATCTCTAGAGTAGAATGTATAAGACGTGAAATTTGTTCTGCCATTTGACATAGCCTTTTGTGATGTTCTCCTACCATATAACCCTAGCGGCTCAAACGCAGGGAACACTGTAAAGCCAACAAACTCAGACTCTAGCAGGAAAACTCTTTTTAGTTTTATCGTACAAAGGGTATCATTGTGTTCGGATAGCTGCCTAACAGCATAATCTTTAAGTAACTTATTTGTTGGGAATGAGAGCGTTTTCTCTTTTATATGCTTTTTAAATCTTTTTGGGATAGATTTGATCGACGTAACATTTGAACTTTTTATGTAATCAAATGCTGCACTAGAAGTTGCGCACAGCACCTTGACAGTTAGGGAAGCTAGAATAGGTGGGTTGTACCAATGTGGATTTGCGAGCAAGTCATTCAAGGAAACTGTAATTGTTGCGGCTACAGCTTCCTTTTCGTTAGCATCTAATCTTCTGGTGCCGCTAGACAATCTGTTGTTTCCATATACATTTTTTACAAATTCTGGTCTGTCAACATCATTTGTGAGTAAATCCTCGCTTCGTAAAGAAGTGGGATCACCCAATACAATAGAGTCAATGAAAACATAAGGAAGTCTTTCACCAACTAATTTTCTTAAAACTTCGTTTCTTGAAAGCATTAATATACGGTTCCAGGCTTATCGCTGCAAGGATCATCCAAGTCTGGGCAAGGCTCGGATACTGCATCTGTACTGTAAATATCTACCAGTGCAATATTTTTCACATCTTCGCATTCAAAATCAACATTGATGTATCTGCCATCTTTCTTATTCTCTTCGATTGATGAGCAGATAAGCTGGCTATTAATCTGCTTATCAACATATATGTTGAAATAATATTCAACATTATCAGGTGTTATTGGTTCATTTGACGTTATGATTTCATCATCATCTAATAGAATTCCATCTTGAATATTAGATGGTCTTCTCCTAAACTTTAAAGGCTTTAGTCTTTCTACGAGAGAAGCCTCTAGTCCAGCAACACTTTCCGTAGTTACCTCAAACACTTCAATTTCAAAATTATCTTTGGTAAATTCTGAATTTAATTCTTTAACTTGACAAAGTAATATTTCAGGATCAATATCCAGTATCTCTCCATTCTCAAACTGGATCGCCAGTTCAGTATCCGATATGAAATCTCTGTTTGTTATAGTATCTATTTTGTAGGTCAGGTCTACATTGATTTGTGGAATATCAAGCGTTGGCCTTGTAGAGCTAGAAAACGTATCTGTAGAGGAAGCTATCTCTCCACGCAGAAGTGTGATTGACCAAGCTGGAGCTTTCGTTGTCAGCTTATCAGTTGTGCCAAGCGCATATTGAGGACCATAATAATCTCTGTCAAATGCACTAGTATCTGATAAAGACTTTAGGTTTTCTTTTGCTTGTTCTATCTCTGCTGGTAGCTCTAAGCTAAGCTTGGGTGACAGCACTGGTCCAGTGTTAGCCCCCCCTGGGGACGGAGAAGTTCCTGCAACTCTCAACCTAGTCGTCAATAAGCCTGTTTTATGAAAAACATTTCTATCAGAAAAAACTGTTTGTGTTGCAAGTTGCGGAGTATCTTCTTGAATTCTGGGTTCTATAGAATTCTGCTCTCTTTCGGGAGACTCGTTTGGTCTACCATACTGACTCTCATAAAGAATATTGTCGTCAAAAAACGCATAGTATTCTGGCTTTAGTCGCCCTACCGACAATAAGTATTCACCATAAGGAGTTAGGACCGTATCTAAAACTTCTTCTTTTTTATCTAGAAATTTCATTCTTGTTCGCTCCCAATAAGGTCAATTTTGGCGTCTATTTTAACTAGCTCTACCATAGAAAAGAAGTCATAAGGCCAGTTGTAACTATATTCCGTTTCTCTCTTCTTACCAGCAATCTCAAATTCAAACTTAAATCTCTTATCATCTAGGTTATCTCCAGACTTTGAAGCAACCTTAGAGAAGTAGTTCTTAACTGCCTTTTGTTTGACTTTGAATACCATCCACTGAAGTTGGTCTGGGACCTCGCTAGAGTTTAACAGCTGATCTTCAAGAACCTTGTGGCTGATTGATGCTTGTTGTTCCTCTACTCTTTCGATTGATTTTGGAGGTAGATTTTGCCAAATATGAGTTAGGTCGTCTGAATCAAAAGTGTGGCTAAACTCGAAAATGTACATTGCTATTGGCCTAACTGATGGATTCGTCGCAAAATCAAACTTTGGTGGGAATACATAGTTCTGCATCTTTGAATACATATCTGCAATTGAATTATCTTCTGGTAGCTTCCCAGCCCTCATTGCTTGGGCTATGGTATCTGGTATTTCAAAGAAGGCTTTTGATGAGCCTCTCTGAACAAATGGAATCGCCACAACGGCTTCTTTTATTTCTTTAGCTTGTGCTACTTCTCCAAGTCTACGTGGGTCTTGACTAATTCCCAACAAATCAACCAATGACTCAGTATCTGCCCCATCATAGTAGGTTGTTGCATTCGGGTGCTGTGCTAGCCACTCACTTGGTATATCAGTAGCTTGTAGGAATATTCCCTTCTCTGGGGTATCAGGTGGTAATCCAAACTGGTGCCACATGCCACGCGGCACTGATTCAGAACCGTAAGTTGGCATCGTTAAATTACTCTCTAGGTCAACAGGAGAGTCAGCAAAGTTAAACATAGGAGTTTCCCACTTTGGCTGTATCACCATCGCAACATGATTAGCTGTTGGGTCATCAGAAATCTTTGTTGGTTGACCAGTAACGGGATCATATTCTACTGATTTAATTCTAGCTCTGCCATCAGTAATCAACACATCGTCTAGGTTAAGTATGTTCTGCCTAAGAGGTCTTTTTCCGGCTACTAGATTTGGATTATAGAATCCCGCGTTATTGCCAATAGTAAAATTATCATCAAAACGAATGCTGAGTTCTGCGCTGATTGCTCCTAAAATTTCTTCTAGTCTGTACTTCTTTGTCTCTGTCGCGGTAAAAGCAAAATCTAGCCATGCTTGGCCATGGTAATATGGTGGAGTAGCAGCCCAATTGTATCCGCTATGACTGTCCAGCATTCTCTGTGACAGTGTTCCATCATGATCTGTTTGTGCAAGAGCGTTTCTACCTGTTATCGGATGGTAAAAAGCAGATGGCCTACTGTACATTGTAAACGTTTCACGTAAATCTGATTGAAGCGGATTGTCTTGTGGCACTTCATAGCCTAGGCTACCAAATGTTCTAGAAGTGTTCATGCTTCTATACATCTTGACTCTCATCGCATATGTCGTCCCAGATACTGCATTACCGAACCCTGGATCACTTTCTGGTAAAGATGTAATCGTAGTCATGTTTCCGTTTGGCAAGAAGAATTCTGGGCACTCTCCAAAGAAGTTGCTTGCCATCATTCTATACAATGGATCGCCTTGGCCATTCCAAGACGCTGTAAGATTCATGGATGCACTTGGGTGAGGAGCAGCATCAAGTATCTGAAAACCAGCAAGATACTTCTCCGGCTCTACTGCCGCCTCAAAATCAATATATCTTAGTAATGCCTCGCCACTTCCACTAATCGCATAGTAACTATCACCTAGAGTTTGCACTTCAAAGCTGCTTGTCATAACCGGATAAGGAACTCCGATACCACTTTTGACTGAATTATAAACAATGCCGGGTGCGAATACAGGCTCCAAGAATGGCCTTATTTTAGCCTGCTCGTAAGTAGAATCAGCACCTTCAACTTTAACAAACTGTGCATAGGAAGAAGAAAACTGTGTTGCCATCTGTAGTGTTCTTTCCGCAGGATAGAAGCCGTTATATGGTAGGAACTTCATGAGAGCTTTACAGGACAAAGTAATCTCTCTATCGGTGGTTACATCTCTATGGTCACTATCTATAATATCAAAGTGCCTAAGGAAGTCGGAATTTGAGTATACATTATAGAATTGCTCATATGAGCTATCAGTGGGGAAATCAGAAGAAGCTGTCGCCCCGAAGATATCAAATGAAGCAGTATTCTCTGCTAGGAAATCCCCAGCCATAGTCGATACATAGTATTCCATGTGATCACTAATTCTAAACTCTGGGACCACTGAATAGTCCTTACCATGATACCTTATCTCATTTGCATAATCAGAGTATGTGTTGTAAGCAGGATTGGATCTATCGCTAGAGCCGGTCACAAAGGAACCATTCTTTATCGCTCCTGCAAGCTCTCCCGTCTGCCACAAAGCGTTACCATTACCAATATCGATGTAACCAAAGATATCTCCACCTGTCCCTGCCGCAGAGCCCGTCTGTGAAATTACAATACCAGATGGAGCTACGACAGAAGATGTTGTAGCAGAATAATGCTTGTGAGAGTATAGTGCTGATGCCGTGATGGCTGTCTTTGTACCGTGGTGCGTGTAAGTTCCAAAGTTCTGTAGCTCTCCTGCTGGATCCGTGGCGTCGTTCTCTGCCTTAATACCAGCTACATCATAGGTAGTAAATGTTGGCTTCGCATCAAGAGCCCAAATGCTGTAGAGGCTACGACCACCAAGGCTTACCTTATTCGCTTTATTATCATTTCTCGTATCTCTGTCAGAGTGCCAGAAGTTAATTTCATAACCTTCTCGCTGACGGATTCTGTTATCATAGACGTTTCTTTCAGATGGATACACGGTCTCTTCATACATTAAACCAGCAAATCCATATTCACCGTATAGCCTCTTGGTATTATTGTAAGCTTCAGAAGAATTACGTGATAGGTGCTGCCTTTCGTTAAGCTCATAACTTGAGAAGAAACTTAAATTGTTTCCATATGTTGAAATAATGTCGTAATCTCCAACCATCTGGACTATTGGCTTGTACCTTGAAATAATCGGAGATTCTCTAAATTGCTTATATGACCCGTATCTCTGTGCTGGGAGCACTCTGCCGCCTGGTGAATAAGTTTGCTTGTCTGCACTTAAAGTAGAAATAATATGCGTATCTCTTAGATTTCTTGCAACTGGATGTTCGCCTACCCTGATTTGGTTCCATGTATTGAAACCAAAATTATCGCCTCTATGAGATAAAATAACATTTAAAGCGTTTCCTATATTTGAAACGGAACCAAAGTTATTTGTCAGGTAAGAAACCATTCCTGTGCCAAGTGGGTATCCTAGAGTCTGCTCTGAAGAGCTTATTGGTTCTGAAATAACTGTATTTAACCCTACTGTATCGACAACTATGCCTGTGGTGGACACGATATCGCTCTGGCTCAAGAAGGTTATCGCGTTAACATACCCAGCTGAAGTAGAGACCTCAAAGTTAGCTGGGGCATATCCAAGCATCTTTCTACCACTAGCTCTCGTTCCGCCTGGCTCTGTTGAGACATAAGATGCTGTAAGCCATGTGTATTGTAGGTCACTCTGCGGAATTGGTCTCGTAACAAACGCATTGTCTCTCACTGATCCCGTGGCCACTGTCCCTAAATCACCAACAAATTCGTTACTGTACTCAATTCTATTCAGTGTGTTTCTATTAATTTTAAAGTAGTTTGCAACACCAGAGTAATCGTCTTCAGTTGCAGACACTCCGTCTTTAAAACCAAACTGTGCCGATGAAGCTGACAGGAGGACCCTAAATGGGTTTCTTACTAATAAATTCCTGTACGGCAGAGCGTTATAGACACTAAACTGCGTTGTTGCAGAGTCTAGGGCACCATGGGCGACATCTGGACCTCCAGGCGAAGAGAACCGTGTCGTCATCATATGAGCAGAGCTAGAAAGGAATTGAACCTCAGTATCTACAATTCCAGTTATAACACTAGATGTAATATTACTTACAGCTACACCTTCGTTCCTTACAAACTGTGAATCTCCGCTGGCCCTGCCAGCTACTTGCACCACTTCTCTAATATTCGTGTAGTTGCCTAAAGTCTCGCTACCAGTGGTTATTTGTAGATTCTCAATATTAACTGGTCTTTTGACTTTTACATTTCTCGTGAATACGGAGTACGGCCTTGTTGCGCGAGGCCATTGGCCTGCCTCATCCAAGCCTCGGAACCTAAGGGCTGTCGCAGATTGATTGACATAAAAGCTTTCCGCTCTAGTCGAAGCATCGTCAGTGCCATCAGAAATATTCTGGTGTCTTGATGAAAATCCTCCTACAAACTTTTCAGTAAACGGAGTTTGCATTGGAATCTCTCCACCTAAGTGATAAGATTCAAATGAGTGTATATTGACAGCCTGAAAATCAGTAAAGGTGGTGTTGTAGCCAGTGTCTAAGTTGCCACTTAGATACCTGAATGGAAGATAGTTTTGTGCTTTTATACCATCAAATACATTACCGGCTGAATAGGTAAAGTATTTTTTATGCATAGGATGAATTACGTCGTCTATGTCCTTGATTGAATCACTTTCTCTCGTGGCGGTAGTTACGACGGTACCGTAATTTTCTGTGTACTTGTCGATAAAAGCTCCAGGTCTTGTTGTTTGGGGAAGGTTGGTACCACCGTGAATAATCTTCCTACCAGTTCCAAATCTTGATATCTTATCCTCGGAGTCTGCCTCAAAAGATATCTTTACGGGTGTCCCTCTTCTCCTCGCCCTATCAGACACTTTACTTTGTATAATTGCTGCCCTTGTCTGGTTGACACCATCGTCACTTGAAGATAAAACAGGGTGTGTTGCTTCAGCGTATTTCCAATAAACAGTGTTTTCAGATTCCAGATTAGACACAGGAGCGTGAGCGTGTCTCCAGTTTTCTATGTCTTCAGGTACAAGCTCAAAAATACCTCTAGCTTTACCAGAAACCTCAAGGGCTGTCATCGGAGTTCTTGCCTTAAGGTCTATAGTTGGGAATTTTGCATGATATTTGGGTCTTTCCAGCACATGGCTTTCAATCATGGTCCGAACATCTTCAGATGTATTGGCAGAAGCAGGAATGAACTGTCGCAAGATGATTGATAGCGATGAATCAATCCATCGATAAAAGTCAACGTATTTATCAAGATCAGGAGTATTTTCTACATTTTCGAAAAACAAGCTTCTTAACTTGCGTAAATCCTTGTACTCCTGGCGGTATCTGTTGACAGGCTCGCCAATTAGGTTATTGAAGCCTATAATTGTAGAGAACATATTAAGCATCTCTTCAGAGATTGTTTGATACATACTCTTCTCAATCGCAAAGAAGTGATTTATTGTCCTACTGTCTCTTGTAAACGTCTCGTCATCAAACTCAAGGACATTCGTCATGTCGTAGCTTGTAATGACCTCTGGCGGATTCTGTACGGCTGTTTGTACATACTCTACAGCAATTGAGCCTGTTGCGCTAGCTGGGAAGAAAAATCCGCGCCCAGTGTATTGGTTAGCAACCGATTGGCCAAAATCACCCGGATATCTATCCCTTTTCTCAATCGAGCCAGAAGAAAAATCGTTAACTAAAAACTCTCCGTTAGAGTCAGATTGACTCACATCTTCAAGGTTCCAGTGCAACGCCAGAGTTTCAATCCTGGGGATAATGCTACCCTCTAGATCGGTATCGTACACAAACGCACTCTCGTATGGCCTCAGAACACCATGAGCGTTAGTGTTCTTCGCATGAGAAATAATTTCATTGTTATCTAAGAATGTATTCCAATGTCTAAGGGAAGTTATTTTGAGATCCGATTCATTTATTAAAGAACCGGTAAAGTTTGTCCTGTGTGCTCCGAAGTAGTATCTTCTTGGGTTACTTATGTAACCATTGTTTGTACTACTTTGCGCTGCTGATCCGGTAATGCTAAATTCATTCTTGACAACTCCAAGTTCAACATTTACACCATAAAGCTCAAGAATTATATCTGACTCCCCCGAAGTACCAGAAGATCCCGATACCTTCTCTGCGGATTCTTTTTTATCGAGGTAAGTCCTTATGGCAAGGTTCCACTTCGTATCATCATAAATATTTTCATACACACTACTTGTGACGAATATTGATTGTGAAGGGTTCTCCATAACAAAATAAGCGTCGTTAGAGCCGGGATACGTTCTGACCGCATACACCTGCAAGCTTCTGTCTGCTGCTGCAGAATAGCCAGAGTAATCCTGCAGGTCTTTAGAAGTGTTAACGCGGTGATAACCAAAAATAGAAGAACTTAAGAAATTTGTTGAGAAATAGTTTGCATCACTAGGGCTAAACTTCTTTGGGAAGATAACTTCAATCTCGGCAGTTGAGGGATTTGAAGAGCACGAAATATACGTCACATCTAAAGTGTTTGCGTTTGCACTTGAAGTTTGATGAGTAACCGTAGCCTCAAAGCGATCTGGATGATTGAAGTCAGCAAATCTTCTTTTTGTGATAGAGCTTCTAAAGTTGTCCCGCAGCTTATGTGTGACATTGTTGCCATAAAGGTTAATCTTGATCAATTCATCGTCAACACCATAACAACGAATGATGTTTCTGAATGACTTTTCTGTCCCCTTCGACTTGTAAATGTAAACTAGGTTGTTGTATATGTTCTGATATATTAAGTTTTTTACTTCTGTGATGTCTTTCTCATAGAGTTCAGTTTCACTCTGATCCTTGAACTGCTCTAAGACAGTAGCATCAACAAAGATCTCTGGTGCAAAAAGGCCATTTGATTCCAGTAGACGCCCAGAGAATGGATAGGGCCTGTGACTAGAGCTTGCATAACTAATATTCTTTAACTTTGGCACCTCAGAAATTTGTGAGTGTAGGGTGTCAAAGTAGCTACCGATGATCTGCGTTAAGTTTAATAACTCGCCACCTTCCTCTTCTTCCTGCTCAATTATCCAAGATGGCATAGTGTAATATATCGATGAATTATTTTGGTAATCATACGCAGAGCCACTAAGAGATAGAGCACTTCTCTTCGAAGTCACGTCTGGGTGGTTTGAATGAATGATGGGGTCTTCAACTTCCCTATCAGCAGCACTGGCTGATACTATAGCAGATCCTGTGTTTCTGGCATTGCTGCTCGGATACCCAACCCAAGTTCCATTCGTTATACGACCAGAGTAGTCAAGTACGGTCGAATCGGTGGTGGTATTGGTGGTGATGCCTTCATTAAATTTGAAATAAACGCCCAGTTCTGTATTAGAGATGTCGGTATTTGTCCCACCATCAACATGTCTAAAATAATTCTTGCTAATCTCCTCATGAGTTCTCTCAACTTTCCAATATCGGAATTCATCTAGGGATGCAGAAAGCTTTCCAGCACCAGCCAGGTCCGTACCATGGAAAGCATTTCCAGACGGTGCTGTAGTTAATCCGCCAATCCTAGCTCGTAAAGCACCAGTAATTGGTTGTAAGTTGAGAGAGTTAATTGAAGTATTAACCCTTTGTCCATCAATGTAGGCGTTAAGAGTTACAGAGTCGCTACCACTTACAAAAGTAATTCCATAATGATGCCAGTTTCCATCAGCGACACTACCAGTTGTATAGTCTCCATTTAACACATTAATATTCTGGAAACCTGTGGTGCCAGACATTATATTAATTCTTAATGGTCCTTCTCCACCCGTCGCTCCAGATAGGTGTACCGTAATTCTACCATAGGAATCACTACTCGACAACTCACCATTCCAAAGATCAAAAATTGTTTCTCGCTCTGTGAGACTGGTGATGAACTCATCTTTTTTCATCCAAAATTCAATCGAAAATCCCTTAGACGTATCAAGTTCTAAGTTGGATCCTCTGCTGCCTTGCTTTCCAAGCGGCAAGACACCTTGTGTGTCATAGATGTCAGTGTCATAAATGTTTGAAGCGGAAAACTCAGAATGGATTGTTTTATTTTCCATCCCATTAGAGGCTGTGTGTGGTCCACCATAAAATTCAATATATTCTAAATCTGCAGAAATACCCCAGCCATCTGTCTTACTTACTGTAGTCCCCCAACCGTCAGCAGAAAAGATAGCGTATCCAGTGCTTTTTGGATACTCTTGGTCGTAAATGTATAAGTCTAGATATGATGAGCTATTAAAGAACTCCTGCTTCTCTGCGCTTGATCCGTCGTAAGGGAATTCATCTCTAATTCTATCAAATGCGCTCTCATAGTATTTCTTGGCTGACCCATATACGACAAAGTTAGAGGCAGATGAAAAATCAACATTTGGAATAAACCGATCTTTATCGACACTTTGCGCCTGTATATTTCTGTAAGACTCCGCATCTAAACCAAGAGTAGCAGGATCTACGGATGAGAGTGTCTTATAAGATTTTCCTTTGTCGAAAAGATTCTTTGTGCTCATTCTTCAACCCTAAACTTAAATACTTCCGGCTGCTCAACCCAATCATTATTTGAGTTGTTGAAATAGGTGAATCTAATCCCATACATATATCCAGCTTCTAGCATAGACATATCTAAATCAAAATAGTTACCAGAAAGGTCATAGCTCATTGCAGTGTGCAAATCGCTTCCTGTTCCATAAGGAATTACATCTAATTCATCGACTACGCGATACACCTTATAAGACCCACTTTCAATTGGGTAGCTTTCTATCTCTGCAGAAGCCACGTTATAAATAGTAGGAGACCAATTCTTTTGTCTCGTATATACTCTAAACCTGGCTGTTTCTTTTCTGGAGTATTCTTGTTTAAGGTTTGTAATATTTGTCACATATTCATCAGAGGGAGCAATAGCATATGAATCAAGAGTTTCTGGCTTTATGGTCCCTGTGTGGAATTGCACGGTAGCCGTCGTGGCATCTGCAATAGAATCACCGCCTTGGAACCACACATCGTACACGGTCTCTAAGGGGGTTGCAGCAGCAGTTAGGGCCACGCTGGCGGTGTAGATACCTGTAGAGTAGTAAGAGCCCGTCACGACCTTGTTACGGGCTGCGTCAGTAACGTGAACTCCATCGACCACAAGCTCAAGAGCACCACCAGATGGCGCAGAATCGTCTGACGAACCAGAGAAGAAGCTGACATAGATGTTGCCCGTACCAACGCCAGGGATGTTTCTCAGTTGACCTCTAAAGTAGTTGTAGAGGTAAATCTTATTTAGATTTTCTTCGGCTGTTGCAAGTGAGCTTGAGTAAATAAAATTACCTCGATTATCTAAATCTCTAGAATCCCAGCGTGCTTCAAGGACAGGACGCTTGAAAAAGAATTCTGAGCTTCTTGCAAAGAACTTTTTTGTATAAAACGATCTTGGTTCAGATTCATGGCTAGAAGAAAGCATAACCCCAAGACCATAATTATTTTTTCTTCCAAGCGCACCGTTTCCAGTGTCATCCAGCCACTGCTCAATCAAAGTTGTCACATCAACTTCTAAGTCTTCAGTTCCATTGTCAAAAACCTGGGTAAAAGATGAAGAAAGGTCTGTGTCTGGGTTAACATAATCACCACCCTGGGTTGTCCAAGCTGTTGCTGCTTTTCGATTAACCCAGTTAGAACCTGTTCCACCGACTGTTGAATCGGTGTACCCTTCCATGTCTAGGCCAAACCCCTCTTCCCATTCACGAGTGCCCGTAGAGCCTGTGACTGCCTTTACTTCCATGGTATAATTTTTGGGTAAAGTCTGGCCATGTTTTGCATTATACATCTTGAGGTAAAAGCTAACACTTCCACTTGCAGGCACGTCACCAGCCGCTCTATCTGCAGCTATATCCGTCGTATCAAACTCAATCAAAACTCTAGAAAGCTCGGAGCTAAGGCCAGAAGAAGAAGACGCTTGGCCATAAATTGAAAATATTTCTAGTATGTCTGCCTGACCCATGTTAGAGCCAGTGCCCCTAGTTGTTAAGTTGGACTTAAAGGCATTTGTAATTGTATTGTCTTTTGATGCAAAGTATCTCTTGATTGCCATTATGAAATTGCTCCCTTAATGTCTGTATCTGGGAATTTTATCTCTATAATTACATTCTGTGGAACTGAAACGTATCTACCATCTGCAGAAATAGCTTCATCGATATTAAATCTAACTGAAGAATAATTTGTTCCAAGCTTCCTAACTATGTTTACTCGTTTTGCATCAACAACACCCTTTACTTTGTTGAGTGCGCTGTATATGTTAGTTAGATACAATGGCTCCCCAATATAAGGAGTAACAGCAAACAAACTCTTAAGAGCCGTATTACAATCTGCAAGAACCTGGAATTTGTTTGATTCTTCATCTACGATTACTTCAAAATCAATGCCAATATTTACAATCTTAGCATCCAGAATATCAATTGTATCGCTGATCATTTTATTTCTGTTTAGCCATACCTTTACGTTCTCTTTAATGGTCGTGTTGGTCTGCGTGAGTTTCCCTCTGGAGTCCTCAGAAATTAAATATAAATTTAGGTTTCTACGTAATGAATCAGGATCCCTAATCACTCTGCATCTCTTTACCGATCCAAACCTTTCTGGCATAGAGTAAACTAGAGCTTCGTAGTCTAGCTGCGTGACCGCACGGTTCTGTGTCGCAAAGTGGTCAATTGTTCTTCTTCGTATCTCTTCAGAGGTCGGCAAGCGTGTGTCACCAGTAATAGCCTCGTCATTGTAAGCTTCAAAAGAAGAAATAATATCAGCAACCTTAGAATCAGATAACGACGCTCGATCAGAAAATTGAACAATTGGATTAACAACCTTGGTGACAGAACCAGCAGCTGCATTAACATTTGCAGCTGTGTTTGTTCTATAAGTAATTGTTAAAGTTGTATTTGCTGGTGCAATGCCGAACTTATCAGTATTAAGTAATTTATAAGGGTCAAAAGACTTATCTGTTACGTAATCTCTTCCGTTAAGCTGCAGAACCACATTCTTAGGCTCAGCCACAGAAGGCGCTCTGATCTCTGCTGGGCCTCCGTACCCAAACTGCAAAAATACAGAGTTTTGCTCTCGCTCAATAACAAATCTTCGTGGGACGATATAAGGTCTCAAAAGAGAAGGCACAGTGCTCTTGTTGTCTCCCTTGTTCACAACTTCTTTATAAACTGTATTTTGTGATAAGTGCTCGACTTCCAGATATTCATTCCCCTCAGAATCGACAACTGATACAATTTCAGATACATTATTGGAGTCAAGTTTTATTCTTCTAAACCTCTCAAATGATCCCACGTTTACAGATTCTACATTAAAAACACCTGACACGATCCTACCGTAAGATCTGACCGCATAGTAGGTTGGAAGCCCAGTCGCACTATCTGTCCTGGCTGCCACAATCTCATTTGAAGGGTCATCGAAACGAACTTCTTCATCCAGCATGAATGTGTTTCCAGAAGTGGAGGAAAGCTGCGTTCCCTTGCTGAGCAGTGGTAGGTAAGCCGAATCTGGCCCCAAACCACTAGTGGAGGCTGGTACAATGACGTAAATTGCAACCGAACCATAAGAAGATGGATTAGCTTGGTATTTGTAACCCATCTGCCTAGACAGCCTAATCACGTTGTTATATTCGATTGCAGAATCTAGGTAAGACTCATTAACTTGATAGTCCAAGTAGAAAGACAGTATATCGCCTATATAGGCTACTGTGTCTAACATTAAGGCACCGAAAGAAGCCTCGTTAAAATCTTTAAACGTATCTGGATAATACCTCTTGGCATGCTCTATCAGATCGTTCTTTATGCTATCAAATTCTCTACTTGTATACTTAATTGGAGTCTTACGTGCTGGCATTAAACTACTCCTGATCTCTATTAAATAGTATTGTTATTTAATTTAATGGGATTTCTAGAGAATCGGCAACTGCTAATTTCTTTATGAGGTAAGAGATCCTTACACTAAGAAAGTTTTCAGATATATTTGTATTAGTTTCGGTATTTCCAAAGCTAATTGCATCTATCTGGACATACGGCAAATACTTTTGTGTCTGCTCTCGGATTCTAGCTTCTATCTGTCCGTATGTGGCTGGCCCATTATTCTCAAACAAATAGGAACGAATACCAACTCCAAACTCTGGATCCATCATTCTTTCGCCTGGACTCGTTAAAATTAGATGCTTAAAGTTTTGTTTTGCTACTTCCTTCAAGCTTTTCGTCAAAGCGTAGCCATCATCTGGATCTAGGCTTAATGGTAGTTTCGGGGAAAACCCTGACATTGCTAGTCATCTCCATTTTTACAAGGGGCAGGTCTTAATGAACTCCACTGCCACCATTTGATTCCTGGGTTTAGGTCAGAATTAGAACCTAAATTGTCAACGTAAACCTCAGATGGACTCATGTAGTCTTTATCCCTGTAGTCATAACTAGTATAGCAAGCAGCTTCTAATGTCTGTCTAGCTACTAATTTTGTATTTTTGAAGGAGTTCTTCATTCCTTCGTTACCACGCCAAGTGTGCATCCCTCCATTTTTTCCTGCACCAATCCAGCGACCGCCACCTCTTTTCTTGTTGTTCGCCGTCGCAGCCCAACCATCTTCAACTCTTGCAAGGGAAGGTACAAATGTGTTGACACAGTAAAGAGCTAGCAGATCCATGTACTTAGGTATCGGATAACAGTGCTCAAATAGAGTCTTATAAGCTGGCGTCTCTATCAGTAGGCATACTAGTCGCTGAAGATAGTCGTTGTAAAGCCCAGCCTCATATGCATCAGTTGTTAGCTGTATCTCAGCAGACGCTATTGGGATTGCGTTTTTGTATAGCGAATTGAAAGCTTTATGTGTGTATCCCGTTTCCTCTGAGACTCCAGCCAATGCGCTACCCATACTATCAGTAAGATTAGAAATTCTAGCTGCGCTTGGAATAAAGCTGATCCTTAATCCAAAATAAACTTCATCCTCCGCTAGTACCTCTCCAGTGTGGGCGATTTGAGCATCAAAAATATTTGATACGAAACCAAACAGCTTAAAAGTATTTGCTGTGTCCGTAGAACCCTTGGAAATAAGATACCTTTCAAGTACAAAGGGAGTATTGGAATTTGATATTAATATATCTGGACTGTCATATGGGTGTGTTGCACTAACTCCAGCAATAGAAGACTCAAAATAGGCAGCATTTGGTACATCATATGGTCCTGCTTCTGTCGTGCCTATAGCGCCTCGGATAATTGTGGGACTCTTCAAGATAATATCATTAACATCCTTGAAATTTGGACTCACACCCTCTGAGAAAATTTCTGTTGTCCTTGCGTATTCGTTACGGATATAGCGCCTAAGTATCGTCTTACAACGTGATATAATCGGAGATTCGACTGTTTCTGGTAAACCAGTAACTGCGTTTACTCCCACGGTACTTTGGAATATAGTGTCCCAATTCTGCTTCCTACGCTTAGCGAGTCTCCTCGCAGAGTTCAAGCCTGTAATCAACCCAGGGGGAACATATACCCAGTTATCCTCAACGAATTGGTTGATAAAGTCTAGAGCTTCTTGCTCCTCTGGTGTAATATCTGTTATAAGTCCTAGATTGACTTTAATTCCAAAGTTCTGGACAACTTGCTCCAAGAATAACCACCAATAATCTTCATATTTTTCAACAAAGCGTTTGCCACGACCTGCGTCTTTCATGCCCTGTTCCATCTTGTCTATTACGAATTCAGATAGCATCTCGCCATAGTTAAATTCTGACAGGGCTAGGTATTGCAAAACAGGGAGACCCTTCATTAGAACTTCAACAACATAGGTCCTTATTGTAGCATATATCGTGCCTTCGATTATGCCAAGAGAAGCTTTTGATAAGTGTCTATCGAAAGGTAACTCTCTCTCTGCACTTACACCCTTGACTTTGAGACCGGCTCTTTCGTCCATTGGGACTTTGGCGCTAAACTCAGAGCACACAGATTTCAATGATGAAAAGTCTGGGAATGTAACGACATCGCTACTATCTTCACATGGATTAAACTCAGGAATGATTTTTTGTGCTATTCTCAAATAACCTTTATTGTCGGGCTGCTTGAGGTAAAATGGCGGATTACCTTCAGAACCACCGTATCTCTCTACAGCTGCACCGATATCTCCATCAAATTCTTCTTCATGGAAATATTTTATAATTGGTGGTTTAGTCGCATCAAATCCATAAACAAACGGTGAGTTGTCACTTCCTTCCGCAGCAACTAGCTCTGCTAGGGCTTCTAGAATCCTCTGGCTTATTTTCTCAAACCCAATGACCATAGAGTCTTCAGCAGAATCATACTCTACATCAAACTGAAGTGATCCAGCAGCATCGCCTCTGGGAGTATCTGGCTGCCCTAGATATTCATATACACTGTGTTCTACAAGTGCTTGGAAAGTTGAGTCTGGGCTAGATGAGCCACCAATGTAGTAATCACTTAATATATTACTCTTAAAGCCTGCGATAACATCGTCAACGGAAGACTTAATGTCAAAGTAACTTATCACTTCTTCATATGGGTCTCCGCCTTCATCTTTCCAGTTTTCATTCTTCATGTTTATTCTTAGCCTATGTCCATCCCATGAGTGCTGTTGTCCGTCAGGTGGGGTGGTCCAATAATCGAAACTAAAAGTAAATTGCATGGTATCTGGATTATCATAATCAAACCAGAATAAGTTAGTGGTGTATCCACTCCCTACATTGAAGGGGGTGCTTAAGTTAATTAAACTATCTTGCAAATGTCCTGCGACCTTGTCTGGTAAGCCGCCTAGTGCTGGGGCCTTACCAGAAATTTCGTCTCCATTAGAATTGTTACCTGTATTTTCTTCTGTTTCGCCGTCGCCTGTTGAAGATAAAGGGTTAAATAAGAATGGCAGCTTAAATATCTTTGTACCTTCTGTGAATTCTCTTGGCCCTGTTACCCAATTATTGTGGTCCTTAGGAGTATTTGCCCCATCTCCCCACTCGTCTCTCGGGGGATAAGCTCTGGTGCCACGAGAGCCATATATGTTTAGAACGGATGGCCCCAGGACAGAACTCTGGAACCCAAGGTGTTGTCTATAACCTCTGCCCCTAGAATCAGCCAGAACCATGTTTAAGAATCCTCTTTTACCAATAATATCCTCAGTAAAAGATAGAGACATTGCATCAAAAATACTGTTATAGATGTTATCTAAAGCAATTGTCTCCATTGGCATTTCGGAAGGCAAAAGACCTGGCTTGTCGCTAGTTGGGTCTTTCATAATGTCTGGTATAACACTATTGAAAATACCAGCCTGTAACAGACTCATAAGGTCTTCTAAGTCAGCAGCTGTCTGATCTCTTAGGACACATAGCTGTCCCTCGATACAAGCCTCATCAACGCCCTTGGCGCGCAATGCTTCTGCTCTTGTAGCGCGGAACACATTAAGAAGTCCCATGTTATCGCAGACTTCTCTAGAGACAGGTAGATTTGTTGGATTTTGAATGCAAAGCTGATCAAGATCGACAAATATGCCTATTGCCTTAAAGAACTCATGAACCGAGTCTCTGTCGAATAAACACTCTGTTAGAGACGCTGTAACAGGATCAGTTCGGACGATTTCTACGACAAGGTCATATAGATTATCAGACCCTTCGCCATTGATTAGATCAACTAGTTCACATTGTGTCACCACAGACGCTACGTTGTCCACTAGACGCCCCATCGCAACTGCGTCGGTGTAGCACCCCCTGTTGGCTAGAAGATCTGTCAGAGCGCCATCTACAAGCTCAGGATCGATATCCGCATTGCCACATAGATTAGCCTTTAGGGCATCTCGTAGGTTGAGTGGATCTTGCCCTCTCCTCGTCTTACAAAGCTCTTCTGCTATTATTTCTAATATCTTCTTGAGAACAAGAATAAGAAGGCGGATAAGAAGTTCTTCCAGAACCCTCAGGGCATTATCAATAAGAATCTTAGAAATTGTGTTGAATTTTATTTTTGGTATAACAGGAATCGTGATAGAAGCCTGAAGCTCGCAGAAGTCTAGGTTAACGCCAGGTAGCTTAATAAACTCTTTTAGAGGTGGGTAGAAAAGCGGAGGCGCAATACAGAACTTGTCTATCTTCTGCAAAATATTAACTGCGATTCCAGCGCCAGGAAGGTTGTTCAAAACATTTAATATTTCGTCTAGATTCAATAAGTCGTTGACAACCAAATCATAAATCACATCTTTTAGCTGTCCATAATCTTGTGGCGTTGCTGCTCTCTGCTCCCTACCCAGAGAACCTACCTGGGCTGGTGGATCGCTTAATGTTAATTCAGCTGTTACCGTCCCCGGTGTTCTGGTGACTCCGACAAATCCCTGATCCCCAAGAGAGCCCAATGGAATGTCTTTGCTTGTATAGCTATTCTGTCTATCGTAGACTGGCTCTATGACAGCCCCACCATCATCTAGAATTGTTACTGTTGCAAACCCAGCAAGGAACGGAAGTAATTGTGGAGCGACTTCATTTACGGAAGCTACGATTACTTCTTGTGCTTCAGGAGGCAAGCTACTAATAAACTTTCCTACAAATTCATCATCCATGCCCTTCACAGCAGCGCCAACGATTATAGAGATTGCGTCATCATAACCAAGAGCGTTTAAGATGCAATCAACTGCAGCCTTGATGAGATCGATTAAGCCACACATTCCTAGATTGTTTAGCATCCCGCCGTACAGATCACCTAACTCTTTATAGCGCCCCCTTACCAAAAGCTCTGGTAAATCATTGATGAACCTATCACTTGTTAGATATTCCTTTAGCGTCATATCCGTGATTTGGAGAGCAAAATCCGTCCTACCCTGATGCTCTAGAATCTTTGCATCGACAAGGGCACACGGGTTTGAGCTAAACTGAGACAGTAGCGCTCCCTTAATATCATTGATTTGGCTTTCGGCCCATTTCTGTTTTTGAGTCGAGTTCCCAAACAAGTTTGGTTCGAATATGCCACTTGATAAGCCAGAAGCGCAAACCTCTTGTTCTAGCTGTTTTATAGATTCATTTCCTTCTGTTATTGGCGAAGAATTGTCTAAACCATAGTTCTCTTGAATTGCTGGGAATCGATATTTGCTTAACATGTCATACCAAGAGATGGCTTCTCTAATCATCAGATCATTCTTCATGTTAGGCAACTGCGATACATAGGCACAAGTTGTCTTGTCATTCATTGGGGCTCGATTAACAAATGAGCTAAATCCCTTCTCTATCTGAATTGGAGAAGAGTTTTGTTTTTGGATCTTTATATATTCGACTGTAAACTCTGGGGTGAACCCTATTTCAACCCACTCTAAGCCCCTAATGTCATGCCCTGACTCTCTTAGCAGGAGATCGGTTTCCTTAAAAAAGCTCTCAATCCTCTTAGACTCTGTTGAAAAGTTTAGGCCCCTTATGATTTTACCTGTGTCGAGGTGCCATTGAGCATAGAACCTATCGTAAAGCCCGAATGCATAACTAACTTTATCAAATATATCTTCCATTTCTAGTGCCTTAAACACTACAAAGGAGCGTTCCCCAGAAGAATAAACAGGAGTAGGAGTACCCTCTTCAACCTTCGGCTGTCTCTCTGGTATTCTGTTAAACTCCTCGGCAGATACCGTAATCAAGACTTTTGTTTTCGCTTTTGGTCTAGGTGGAATGTAAAATGTTTTTACTTTTGCAGTACCAACAAAAGCAAGTCCGTCAAGATATAAGCCTTCGCTACCATTTGTTAAGGCATCCCTAGAAGACAATACACTTTGAAATCCAGTTGATACGTTTGTAAAATCAACATTAACTTTTTTATTGTAATAATCAAGTAGCTTATTTATAGCGTCTGGTATAAAAGTATTAAAATATTCTTCGCTACAGTCTGGGGGATCGGCCAACATAACTATGGAATATTCACAAGTCTTCTGGTTTAAGAATGGCTCGTCTTCTGATTGGTTTAGCCAGTTTGGAACTATAGCATCCGGGTTTGGTATGCAACTCTGATAAGTCTCTACAGTTAGTGGGCCTTCGTCAAGATCCCTGCATTGCCCAGGATTAGCATTGCCAGGCTCAAGAGTTGGTAATTCCGAATCTAGATTTATTGCCTCACAGCCATAGCCGTCAGCCCCCCTTAAGAGTATTGCTTCGTTGAGAGCTTCAGTGGACACGGAAACAGAAGTGCTATGAGCCTGAAGAAAAGAATCCCAATATCTGGCTACCGTATCATCCACGATGTCTACAAGAGGGTTTTCATCGAAATAAAGCCTATCTGCCATGGCTCTAAATATTTTTATATTACATTCGTTTGTTGTAAGCTCAGCATCTGTGAAAGATCCGCCGTAAGGGGCGCTCCCACCACAAGCTCCCGCTGAAGTAGTGGAATAGCCTGCATCAGAAAAAACTCCAGATATAAATTCACTTCCATCGACTGGCCCTAAACCCGCAGAGTCTAAAATTTCTAGGGC